GGGCGCCAGCGTGACGCCGGTCTCGCGGGCTTTCGTCATTAGGTCGGTCATGCTCGCGAGCGCCGCGGCGCGGCTGGTCTCGAGCGCGGTGATCTGTTCGGTATAGGTCTGCATGGGTCGAGGTTCAGGACGTGCGCCCGTAGCGCCGGGCAAGGGATGGCCCATCGCGGCCGATTTGATGTTGAAAATCGTGGCGTCCGTGTTGATCGGCAGGGTCACCGCCGACAGTTCCGCCCAGAGCCAGCGCGTGATATGGAACCCGCCGAACGGGTCGCCTTTTTTGATCGGCGTGAGCGCCAGCGGCTTGAACCCGATCGAGAGGCCGCGCACCAGGCGCGACTTGACCGACTGCCACGCCTCGTCGAGCCGGTCGCGCAGCGTCCCGGGCTCGTCGATTTTCGTGAACCGCGCTTTGACGACAATGCCCGCCGGCGTGACCTGCGCCGCGAATACTTCGCCGACGGGTTTCCCGGGGTCGTGTTGCCAGAGCAGCGGAATCGGCAGCGTGAACTGCGCGCCGCTGGATTCGATGATGTCGCCGCGGCGGTCGGTCGACGGGGTCGACGCGATCCCTTCGATTTCGCGTGTTTCGCTATCGAACGACTTGATGTCGAGCGTGGACCAGGCCCGGGTAAGCACTATGGCCCGGCAGTATCCGCCGGGTTGTCAAGCGGGGGGGATTTTAGGAATTTAGCGAGGCCCGGCGGGTGACCACGCGACGCACGTATTCCGACAGCGAGCACCGCGCCGCGGCGGCTTGCTTCCACAGCACGTCGTAATCCGGCACGGGGACCCGGATGGTGACCGACACGGTCGGGCCCAGGGACGGCCGGCCGCGCTTGCGGGGCGGTTTCACGGCGCCCCGCCGAACACGTAGATCCCGTAGTCGGGCGCCGCCGGCGTCGCCGCCAGGCGGTCACGCCGGTCGAGCGCGAGAATCAGCGCCACGACCAGGTCGATCCGATCGGTCGACAGCGCCTTCGACGGCTTCAGGTTCCCCGCCGCATCGGTTTCGACCGCGACCCGGTTGACGTGCTCGCGGAGCACCGGGTGCCCGTCGTGCCGCAGCGCCCGCGAGAGAATCGCCGTCTCGAGCGATTTGGTCGGCGCACTCAACGCCGCGAACCCTTGCCGAATCGGCACGCACACGAACCCGTCCTGGCTTTTCAGCCGCTCGATCAGGTCGGTCGCGTTCCACGGGTCGTACGCGACTTCGCGTACGTCACTCTCGGCCGCCCAGGCGCGCAGCTCCGCGCGGACGCGCTCGTAGTCGACGACGTTCCCCGGCGTCGCGACAATCCAGCCGCGGCGCTGCCATTCGTCATACGGCAGCCGTTCGCGCGTCACGCGGTCGCGCAGCTTGGCCTCCGGCACAAAGCACGCGACCCGCACGTCGAACCCGGCGCCCTCGAGGTCGGGATAGACCCCGACCAGCGCCGTGGTATCGGTCGTCGACGACAGGTCGAGGCCGACGTAGCACGGGCGCCCCGCATACGCCGGCGTCGGCGTCGTGCACGCCTCCCACTGCGCCAGCGACAACCAGCGCGACGCCTGCTCGGTCCACTGGTTCAGATACAACCGGCGAAACGAATTCTCCTGTGCCGGGATTTCCTGCGCTCGCTGGCACATGATGCGCATTTCCTCGAGCGAGCGGAAATCCCCGAGCGCCGGATTCGCCACGCGCCAGGTTTTCTCCTTGCGCCAGTCGGCCTCCGCGGGCGCTTCGTAAATCACCGGCAGAAACGTCGGGTCGATCGCGGGCCGCTCGAGCACCCGTTTCCCGTGCGCATACAGCTCGTACAGAATCGAGTTGCGGTCATAGCCGGCCGTGCTGATCGCCATCATCAGCGGCTGCGCCCGGGCGCCCTGGCTGGTCGCCAGTACGTCCCACAGCTCGCGCGTCTGCGCCGCGTGCAGCTCGTCGTAGATCACGACGCTCGCATTGAACCCGTGCTTGCTGTACGCCTCCGCACTGATCGCGCGATAGAAACTGCCGCTGGCGGGATGCACGATCCGTTTCTGCGAGTCGACAATCTCGACCATCGTCACGAGTTCGGGGTCGTTACGGATCATCTGCGCCGCGACGTTGAACACCAGCGCCGCCTGGTCTTTGTCGGCCGCCGCGCTGTAGACTTCGCCGCCGATTTCGCCGTCAAACAACAGGCAGTAGACCGCGAGCGCCGCGGCTAACTCGGTCTTGCCGTTCTTCCGCGGCAGCATCAGGAGACAGGTCCGGTGCTTGCGCGCCCCGTCGCGGCGCTGCGCAAACAGCGCCTGCACAATACGCCGCTGCCACGGCCGCAAGTGAAACGGCTGCTGCGCCGCTGGGCCTTTGGTATGCGTGAGTTGATTAATCAGGCGGATCGCGCGTGTGGATTGCGTTTCCTTGCGCACGGCCTTACACCCACTTCTTAACCGGGGCCGCGTCGGGGCGTGCGATCACCCGCGAGCGGCTCGACGGCGTCATCCCGAGTTCCGCCGCGGAGCGGAGCATCAGGTTGTAGGCCTTGAACGCGAGCGACAACGCCGGATTCTGGATCGGGTTGCCATTCGGTGCCCGCACCACGAACGGATGCTCAGCGGCCGACGCCTCGAGCAACTGCCACTGTGCCCACTTCTGGCAATACCCGATCAGCATCGCGCGATCGACGCTGGTGACCTGGCCCGACGCCACCAGGCCCGGCGCCACCCGATCCCATTCGGCCCGCGCCAGTGGCTGGACGAGTTCCGCGGGACACTCGACCGTCGGCAGCGGCGCCGGCTGCGGCTCGCGTTGATTGATCGCGCGCTTCCCTGGATTGCCCCGCATCATGCGCAGTACCGTCGGTTGGCGTCGGGGCCCTGGCATGGACGCTACAACTCCGCCGTCAGCGTGTATTCCACCGCGCCGACGGCCTCCGTCGCGAGGCGTGGATCGCCGTTACAGAACACAAGGACGTTCTGGTGCGTTTTCCCGAGCTTCCGCGCCCGCTCGAACGGCAGGCCCGCCCGGAGCGGCAAGGACGCGAGCGCGGTGACAAGGACCGCGTCGTTGTACAGCCGGGCGCCGGCCGCCTCAAAAGCGCGGACGGTCTCGCCTATGATCGCCCGATAGGCGGCAAGGAACGCATCCGCCTCGAGCGTCGACAGGTCCCGCGGGTCGTCGCTGTAGCATTCGAGATCGCCGTAGGGAGGGCACGAAAACAGGAGGTCGCACGCCTCAGGCGCCAGCGCCGCGAGATCGCGCGCATCGCCGTGAATCCAGACCGGCGGGCGCGCGGGACAAATCGCCGCGGCTTGCTGGCGGTTCGCTGCAATTTGCGCCGCGGATAATTCCAGCCCTACATACCGCCGTCCAAGTTTTGCCGCGACGATCCCGCGGACGCTCCCGCCCGCAAAAGGATCAAGCACAAGGCCACCCAACGGACAGAACCACCGATAAGCCAACTCACACAGCACCGGATCGAAAATTGAGACGACGGTTTCGCCGTTGAAATCTTCAGCGCCGCCGACGCCCAATCGCCCCGAAAGATCGTTCATCACGCTGTTGGTGCCGGTTTTTCGCTTGCTGCCTTTCACGGCCCGACCGATGGTTGATTGAATCCCAAGACCCAGCCAGGCGCGTTTCCGATCTTGCCAGTAGCCCTGGCGGGCATCGAAGACGGAAAAGGGCGGCACCCCAAAACGCTCCTGGAGACTGGTCGCCGAGCCGACGCTGTTGAGCGCGAGTTCTCGAGGCGTGAACCAGGGCTTGAGCGTCAACCCCGCGGCCTGATCCCGCGCCAGTTGCGCCCAATCCCACGCGGCCAACTCCGCGGTGCGGTTGTCGTAGATGGCTAGCGCCCGTTTCTGCTCGGGGCTCAGCCCAGAGCGACGCACGGCGACCAGCGTGTCACCCTCGACATCCACGACCTGCACCTTGTCGCGTCCCAGCGCGGAGGCCGCCGCCACCACGCCATTACCCGCCAAGATCTCCCCCGTTTCATCGATCACAATCGACCGGCCGGCGCCCACCGTTTCTAGCGCCTCCTTGAGCATCGCGACGTTTCGCGCGGGATGTTTGCGCCGATTCTGCGGGTCGCTTTTGAGTTGTGCTAGCGATGAAATCATTAGGAAATCCTAACCTGCGGCAATTCGCGCGAGGC